CTTCTCTCGATTCACGGCAATTAGCATAATCTAAAACCTCTGGGTTCTTTTTCACTAAGTCGCCGTCTTCGCTAAATCCATACCCAATCCAAATAAACGAACCGTATTGCCCCGCTATTTCATCAGCAATATCATTAACCAAGTCGCTTAGATATAACCCCTTCTTAGGATTAACCAAACGATCGTTAGTAACGCCCCTACCCGAAATGAAGTTAGCCATTATAGTCTTAGCCCGTTTAGCTGTGGGGCTGTTATTAATGGCTCTATCCAATTCGTACGGGTACAGGTTGTTATCCCCGTTTGTATAAATGCTGTCGTCTTTTTCGTCAACACTTATCACCCGGGAATACAACTCGTATAGTTTAGCTCTTACCGATTTAACGATTGCCATTTACAGTTCTTTTGCTATGATTTCTCTTTTTTCATCCACTTTGGTTGCTCCGTCAAAATCAATATCATTTGCTTCTGAAAACTCATCCATATCCTTTCCGGTTGCTTTTGATAACTCTATCAAGCCGTCTCCTGATTTTATGAATGTTTCCCCTGGTAATACTTTAAAAGCTTTTTTGCGCTCATCTTTTTGCGCTTTAGTTCCTTTTGAAAGATACTGCTTTGCAAAATCTTCAGTCATTTTAAAACCGTAAGTTCTAACCGGACGTTTCTTATTATTAAGATAAGTGAAGATTGTGTTTGTGTGCCTGGGCTGTAATGAGAATGATTTCTTTTTGTTTGCCATAACTTTATTTGTTGCGGTGTCCCCACCTGATTTTACTTTATTTTTAAATTTTTTCCAATCGCCTTTGAAGGTGCAACCAGCGCAGTTTGGTCTACGTCCAAATATACGTTCAAATTCTTGTAAATAAAAACCCATAAGGTTTTCGCTGTTACGCACCTTATGGGTTTCCAATTTAATAAATTCGTCTAAATCCATTAGGTTGCCGGTTGAGCGAAGGCAGAATCAAAATCCGCTTCCTCACCGTCTACCGTTGTTGACTTATAGACCAATGGTAGGGAAGATTCCGGGCTTCCTTCATTACTTGATAGTACTATTGGAGTTCCCCCTCCGTTTTCTTGAATTGAATAAGTGTAATCTCCTGTGGATACACCGTTTTGAATTCCATATACTTCTACCGTGCCATCCCCAAACTGCATAGCGACTACATAAGAACCTTTGTCAAGAGATTCTAAAATAGCCTTAGCTTCTTCGCTTGCTCCGGCTACCAACATTTGCACCTCGTGTGCATATTGCGGCAAACCTAAATCTGAAGTAGATTTATTGTATCGTCCAAAGTAAATAGATCCGTTTTCAGAACCTGAGAAACGATAACCTTCGGTCCCAGCTTTTAGGGTAAATTCTACGTTATATAATGGCGTTTCGGGTGCAGTGTCATAGTCGGTCTTGTTGATTGTGTATTCATCAATATCCGTTCTATTAATAACTACTGCCTGTTGAAAGTACTTTCTTTGAACAGGCACGCAGCTAATATCTTGACCTACTCCCAATCTCGCACATAATGGTAATACTGCCATAATTTCTGTGTTTTTTTAAATTGCTAGTATGTATTCGTCCTTCATTGGAATTCCAGCCCCTAAGTAAGAACTGCCTTCCACGTAAACTTTCTTGTCATCCTTGGAGTACCAAACATCCATACTTTCTAGGGCTTCAACTTGTGAAGTACCTATCAATAGGTTATTTCTATAAGTAAGGGTTGCCCTGTTTGGATTTACCCTTGCAGCAGTACCGCCACCTCCGTTTAATTCAGTCGTTCCGTTAATTACTCCGTCCCAAGCATTGTGCACCANAATAGGTATTCCGAAAATACGCAATCCGTTAAGCATAAATACTCTCGATTGAGTAGCTGTATTCGGGTCTATACATTCACAGGTATATCCTTTCATATCGTTTAATCCATTAAGGAAAGTAACCAAGGNTGTTGCCATTGCACGTGTNACCCTGAACTCTAATATAGANGGGTCAAACCAAGGTTGGGTTCCTGCTTCCAAATACATAGCTTCCAAAGTATCGTAAACATTTTGACCAGTCATTTTCTGATCTGCAAAAGTAACTCCGTCATTCTTGGAAATATCAATCACCTGAGATGCGTTTGCTTCAGCTTGTGTAAAGAATCCGTCAAACTTTTTGAAAAGTGAGGAAGTGGAGTTCTTATCTGCGAACCAAGATGTACGCCACATCGCAGCGTTGTGATTCCGGCTAAATGCATCCGTCATAAATGCAATCATAGCAGTATTAAGATCTGGCTCACCTTCCTGTGTGTGTCTCCATTGATTGAAAAATCTCAGGAAGTTTTCATTAAAGGAACGTAAACAAATTCCTACCCTACATTCAATAAGCCCAAGCTCCCACTCGTGAGATGCGAACTCATTGGTAATATCGCAATCGTTGGTTGTGCAGGATGTTTCATCCACAAAGGGGAAACTCTCGTAATTAGGGGTGTTGTTCAAGATAGGAATTACGCTACCATGTCTTACTCCCGGTGTTATCGTGTGACTTTCGGAAATATCCCCGTCATCAAATGATTTGGAGTAAAGCAATTCGCTTAATTCCATTTTGTCCGCGGAAACTAAATCGTCTACCAGCGGCAATAGGGTTGTTACAAAGTTATCTGTGTATGCCATTGTTATTTATTTTTTAGATTAGCAATTGCCGATGAAGCCGCTGTTTTTTTGACTTCGTTTTGTGGCTTTTTTGGTTTTTCTTTCTTAGCCGGGCCAGGGGTTTCTTCCTGTTCCAGCTCCTTAATTTTATTGATAGCAGCTTTTAAGTTTGTGATCTTCTCATTCTTATCAGTTACTTTATTCTGAATTTCTGATAGCTGGTTTTAAGGTTTTCGTTTTCCTCTTTTAGGGTGTTCATTTCCTCATCATCAGTTGTATCACCTTCAGTCCCAGGTTCTCTAATTTCAGTAAGCTCCCCTGTTTCAAAAACGTAAGTAACTGATTGCTCTGGATTATCTTCTTTTGGGATTTCATATTCCCCGGATGCATCCGTACCATCAACACGGGCTTTTGCCCCTAATACTATTGCATCGTCATCTTCTAATTCGTAGAAGTCTAATTCAGTTTGATCCGCAGAAAAAACAATCTTATTCAGAATGCTTTCATTCCCTTCTGTTTTTAGGAAGTTTTTGAATTCATCCCAAAGGGTTTTCTTATTTTTTGATTTGCTCATTTTATTTTCATTTTTTGAGTTTTTGAAATATGCGACCGGGGTTTGTTTCTCCGGTCTTATTGTTGCAAAGCCTAATTTATAAGCTTCATCTGATCCTAAGAATGTTTCCTGCCTAAGCAATGGGAGGATAGCACTTTCACTAAGCTGCGTTTTATCTTCGTAGAATTTTAAAACTTTCTTTTCCACTCCCTTTATCATTTGGGCGTATTCGGAAATATCATCTGAATTGCCATTTATCCCGCCTGAGGGTAAGTGAATAACAAAATCAGTTCCGGGCTTTAATTCCCTTTCTGTTCCTGCCATAAATATAACGGTAGCAATACTACCCACCATTTCACGTCCTATGGTTTTAATAGGTTTGCCTAAAGTGTTCAAGTAATCGTAAATCTCCCAACCACTTGTAACAACTCCGCCTGGGGAGGTGATATAAACATTAAAGGAATCGGCTTTAGGTTGGTTCTTAACTTGCATTATTACATCCAAAAGCTCCACGCCTTTTTCAATAATAAACCCGTCATCGTCTAAGAATGTACCTATAACCCCGTTAATGTATATGTTACCTTTCATTATTTGTAAAGTTAATAGTTAATACCGCTGGGTGTTGGTAGTTAATTTGATCAAAGATTAAGGTTGTTTATTTGGTAACTTCGCTAAGTTGTTTTACTTTTACGGTATAAACAAAAATATAAACTATGGAAGCAAGTGAATTAAGATTCGGAAATTTAGTTTACGATACAAAAGGAGAAATCAATATTATAGATTTAGAGGCTATCACTTATGTTTCAGTAGAACCGAAAAATCAAGTCAAGCCTATCCCACTAACCGAAGAATGGTTGTTGAAATTAGGTTTTGAGTATAGGGGTGATAGATATTATTTTCTTCAAGATGGGAATATTTCAACAGATATACAATTAAGATCTTTTGACACTTTATATATATCAGGAGAAGATAGAGAAGACGGTGATTGGGAAATTATTAAATCAATCAAACACGTTCATCAACTCCAAAACTTTTATTTTGCATTAACAGATGAAGAATTAACCAATGACTGAAAAACAAGTATTCAATAAGATAATAAGCGAAAAGAAGTGGTTCGAAAATTACTGCACCGCTTCTTACGCTTCCGANATTAAGANNAANTTTAGNGNTGGTTTNNTNGGAGAAAAAGCAATAGAAAGATTGTTNNANCATTTNGGATATAAANTTAAAACAGAAGCACAATGGGAAAAGA